GCTTCCACCGCCTCCCGTGCCTGCTCAGCGTCGAAAATCGCCCTCTGCTCTGTTTTACCTGCCTGTCGATCGCATATCTCCGTCATCATACCCCCCGGCTGTTCTTCCTCCACTCCCAGCGCCCACGCTCCCAGCGCCCACGCTCCCAGCGCCGTCCCCGGAGCTGGCTCTTCGCTCAGACCGCGTCCTCAGAGCGCGCTTCTCCGGCGGCAGCCGCAATAAATCCTCCGTTACCCGCAGCACAGAAATCGCATCCCGCCGGATGCTGATCAGCTGCTCCTGCAACGACTCCACAATAGAAGAAGCCACGGTCACCGCCGGCTGCCCCCTGTTCGAGGGGATCGCCGGGCTGAGAACCGCTGGCAGTTCAATTGGTTTCGGCTTCAGATTTTCCTCTGCCATCCGTCTTCCGTCCTTCGTCATTCGTCTTCTGTCCTTCGTCCTCCGTCAATCCCAAATACCCCTTCGCCTGCCTCACCGTCTTCTGCACCCACTCGCCCAGCTGCTCCTCACTGAAACCATAATCCTCCTTCAACACCGCCCCCCCGGCCGTCATGATCGCTGTGATGATGCGGTTGACATAAGCCGAGGTCACAGAAAGAGAAACCTCTGGACTTTGCTCCTTGGAAATTTTCAACCTTCTTCGTCTCGCCATAAGATCCTCCCATCTACCTCAAAATAACGTTCCAACGTTCAAACGTTTTAACGTTCAAACGCTCAGACCTTCTTTCTTTTTCTTTCTCCACCCTCTCATCGAGCGGGCTGGCGATTGCCCCAATATCCGGATGGATAGTCACCGTCCGGCATCTGCAATTGATCGTCTCCTTCGCCGGCCCCGCGGGGTCGTGCGGGTGCATCAGCTCCGCCCCGCCCACCGTAAAAGGCTTATCCACATCCACCACCTGCCCATGCGCCGCCAGGTGCGAGGCCCGCGTCCTGCCGTCGCCCGTGGCCACCCACTGCTTTTGCAACCCTGGGAACAGCTGCGCTGACGCCTGCTGCTGGCTCTGCGTCGCCAGGTTGAACGCCCGCATTGTTTCCGTGCGGAAGATCATCTCGGCCCGGTAAGCGATCCCCGTCGCCGTCATCTTCTTGCCCACCTTCAGCCCCAGGATGCGCGTGATCTCCTGCATGGCATCCATCGTGGAACGATTCCCCAACGCTGCGATGCGGATCTGCGTGTTGATCTTGCTCAGCATCCCGCTGGTAATATTTCTGATCAAATCCGCCGAGAAATCCAGCAGCACGTTCACCTGCGCCTGGCTGGGCTGGAAGAACGCTGCCTGAAAGCCGGCTGCCGCCAGCGGCTCGGTCACCGCTTGCGTCCCCAGTGTGGTTCCATCTCGCAGGCTCTCCCCGGCCAGCGCCATCAGCTGCCGCTCGTACTCCTGGATCATCCGCTCCAGGTTAGCCGACAACTCTTTCAGCCTGAAAGCCTGAAAACCTTCAGCCCTCAACAGCTCGCCGGCGACCTGGTTCTGCAACTGGCGCAGCATCTCCATCGCCCGTCGCACCGTCTCGGCCTCCATGCTGCCGAAGCGCCGCATGATCTCATTCAGCTTCTTCTTGTACAGCTGCTTCTTACTCGGCATTTAGCCTTCCAGTTTCGATGAAATGCAAAAGAGCCTCATCAGTAATTTGCTGGTTTTTCCCGTTACTCTCCAGCGCTCGCTCGAGCATTCTCGTCAACCGCTCGTTGCGCTCCTTCTCCGCCTCCAGCGCCTCCCCGCTTTGCTCTTCCTGGATCGCCTCCAGCTCCGCCGCCGGGTCCACCTCCACCCCGATCTCACCCATCAGCTTCGCCCAGGCTGTGGCCGCCGTCTCGTGCCTGATCCACCCGGAGTCTTCGGCAGACAGCAGCGCCGCCGCGAACTGGGCCAGCGCCACCGCAAAGCGAGACACGTCCTTGGCCGTCATCTCCGGCATCTGGATATCGATGACCCTGGACTCTCCCTCTTCGTCAGCCGGCTTCCACCTGCCGGCGATCTCCGCCTGGTCCCTGGCGAACTGGCACATCCGTAAAAACAGTCCCTTCACAATCGCCTGGTCGTCCTCCAGGCTGCGCCAGGTCGGGTCGCCCTGCGCCTCGGCCGTCGCCCGGTTCGTCTCGTCGCCGTAGCCGAACCAGTGCCGCGGCAGCCCGCTTCCTCCCAGCACCAGCGTCAGCAACGCGTTGTACGTATCGATCGTCCCCTGCTGTTTCAGGTCTGGAGCCTTCATCTCCCAGGTCTCGGCATCGTTGTGCACGTTGACACTGCCCTTCTTCGGAGGCTTGGCCCGGATCTCCTGTTCACGTGTTTTCACAATCTTTGGGTCGGCGTTGGTCAGCGTCACGTCCCACGAGAAATATCCGCCCATCTGCTCCCGGTCCGCCAGGGCGAACAGTGTTTCATCAGCCTGGTCAATCCAGTCTGCCACCTGCAGCAGGTCGGAATAACCCCGCGGCTGGTTGCTCACCGAATTGACCTTCTCGAAGAAACACGACCCGCTGTATTGGCTCAAGCCAAAACTCCTCAGCATTTCCCCCTCCCACGGCTCAAGGTTGGCCTGTTCCGCCATCACCAGCATGCCGGGCTGCTTCGCCGCAACGACTTCCTCGCCATTCACAACGTCCTGGTCCTCCCGGATAATGCGATACACCCGCTCCCCCTCACTCGCTTTCATCCAGGATATCGCCGTCTGCGAGCTGCCCTTCACCACTACCGCCCACATCTCCATCGAGTTCTCCGGGTGGGTGACCACATCCTGGATGCTCCCCGGGTCGATATAGCCCAGGCTGGCCTTCCCGTCCGCCGTGCGCACGTAAGCCGGGTAGCACTGCTCCCCGAATAGGAATAGCTGCAACGTGAACTCCTTGGACCGCCTGGGCAGCTGGTTATCCATCCAGAACTCGGTCAGGATTGCCTGCAAATCCGCGTCGCCGCTCTGTGGGTGGACCCCGCTCCCCAAAATGTAGCCGCGCTTGATCACCAGTACCCGCTTGGCCACCGGGTTGCTCTGCCACAGCGACCACACCGTTTCGATAATGGACGCGTGGTCCATCTTGGTGAAATCCCGCAGCGCCGCCGTGGTCGTGCGCCGGTAGCCGTACTTCTTTGTCGTCCCGCTGACCGGTTCGTCCTCGCCCCCATCGCTGTACCCGGACTCATACGCCCTGGCCATCGCCTGGCTGTATTCGCTCTTGCTGATCCCTCCCAGCCGCTCGATGATCCGCTCCCCAATTGTTGGTTTATCGACCATAATTCACCTCAATTTCTGAACATATAATGCTAGTTATCAGTCTTCTGATAACCGTTATTGACCCAATCTCCCCTCTCCTGAAGCGGTTTTTCCTTCAGGAGAGGGGCCGGGGGTGAGGCCCTATCCCGCCGAGAATTCCGACGCATTGATGATAAAAGAATCCTCCTCAGCCGTCTCACACGTCCCTGTCCCTATCCACTGGTGATACCATGTCCCTGATTCGCTCCCCACGACATCCTTGTGATAGTTACCCGTGGAATCCTTGGTAATCTCCGCCAGCGCATAAGTGTACGTCACAATCCCGCCGCGCGGCTTCTTCACCTTCAAAGTCACCGTTGTCGGATCGGTCGCTACCCCGCCAACGGTAAATAAAGCCGAGAGTCTTATCGTTTTGCCTTTATCGTATGCGTTTGACATAGTTCACCCGTTAATCGGAATTCCTATTCCGCGTTATCCTCGAGCGTCACGTCGCCAACTTGAATATCTGAAAGCCCCGCCGCCGTGCGCGCTGCATCCGAGAGCCCGGCCGCCGTGCGCGCCACGTCCAGAAGCGTTGCCAGCCCTGGAACGCTCGCAATCCCAGACACCAGCTGTGCAACCAGAGTGCCCGCGCTCGCCAGGCCACCCGCCAGTAGCTTTCCAGCTCTCTTCGCCAATCCTCCAGCCAGCCCAAGCGTGCCAGATAGAACGATCTTGACCGAGCGCCCCAGGCCGCCTTCCGGCGCAATTGCACCTCCCAAGACCTTTTGGGGCTGTTTGACCAGCTCGCCGGCCATAGACAGCGCGCCTTCGAGAGCTCTAAGAAATGTCCTGACTACAGACAGGTCCCCAATAAAATCTAATGTCCCTCCCGCCGCTTTTGAGATACTCCGTATCAGTCCGCCCGCCGATGTGACAATTCCTGCCACAGCCTTCAGCGTAACTCTGGCCAATGCCCCATCTGGCGCGATTGCTCCCGCTAATATCTTGCCGGTCCTGCGGGTCAAGTCGCCCGCCATAGACAACGTGCCGCCAACTACCATCAAAGCTGTTTTAACAGCTGCTAATATACCAGAGCTTGTCAGCGTACCTTCAACCGTCTTACTGGTTCGTTTCGTTACTACTCCATCTGGCGTTATACCCCCAGATAAGATTTTTGCTGTCAGCCTGGCTAATGCGCCATCAGGAGCTAATACGCCATCAAGAGCTTTATTTGCCCGTTGAGCTAATGTACCTGCGCTGGTAAGCGCGCCATCCAAGACTTTTTGTGTTTTATTTAATAAAACTCCCGCTGGGGCAATCGCGCCAGAGACAACTTTGCGCGCCTGATTAGATAATGCGCCCGCGGATGTCAAGACGCCTTCTATAATCTTCCCGAAGATCATCGCTGTCGTCAATGCGCCGGCAGAACTCAATGTGCCATTCAGGATTTTTCGAGCCGAATTCACCAGACCACCTGCCGAGGTCAACGTACCACTCAACCCTTTTCGAGTTGAGTTGATTAACACGCCAGCTGAGGCCAGTGTCCCTGCCAGTGGCTTTCCTGCTCTATTGATTAGCGCACCTGCCGAGGTAAGTGCCCCTGCCAATGGCTTCCCCGCCCGGTTAGCCACCACACCCGCAGAAGTCACCGTCCCCGCCACCGACTGATTGTACTGTACGCCAGCTGCACTCCCGAACGCCACCCACCAGAAGAAATTCTGGCTCGGATCGGCGTCATCCATGATCAGATCAAACGACGTCGATCCAATCGAGGATATATCCATCAGCCCCTGGATCGTGCCGCCATCGGCGATATTGGCGTACACTGCATCGTGTTCAACCGCCGCGCTGACCGTCGAATCGGCGTTGCCGTTCTCGTCCAGGATAGCGTGCGCTCCCCGGCTATCGGTCGCATTGAACGCGCCAATAGAGAACTTATTATCCGAATCTGTTCCGTCCTGCGTACTCTCCGCGCCCATGTGCGAGGCGATCAGGCCCGCTACTGCCTGGAAACCTGGCGAGCAGGTGATCGCCGTCACGGTATCGGTCTGCGTCAGGCCAGAGCCGACCGCGTACTGGCCGCCCTTAAGGGCCAGATAAAAACAATGGCGTCCTGCTACTGAATCTTCGAGCCAGTTAATAGTGAAACCATCAGCATCAAATGACACAAAATCGGCGCGCTCATTCAACGCCGAGCCGCCAGCGATCATTGATAGGCATTCGATGTCCAGCCCGTACCGCCGGGTCTGCATCGTCGCCTGTGCGTCGCGGCTCATCGATGCCAATGTCGCTCTCGCGGTAGAGCTTTTGGCCGCACCTAGCCCAAAACCGATGCTGCCAGATGATAATGGCAACGTTCCTGTACTTACATAGGTCAATAAAAATACTAGGTCTGCCTGAAATCCAACCCCGGTTACAGCCTGGTTGCCCGTTGCTCCTGGTGTAGTCCAGCCGCCTACCGCTGTATTGGTCAGATCAGTGCCACCGAGTGCCAGGTAATGCACTCGATAAGCTGCCGTCATCTGGATACCAATGGATAATGTAAAACCATCAGAATCCATTGACGATAAGCTCATACGTCCCTGCCCTGCTGCAGCTCCATTTATCGGCGCGATGCAACTATCACTTCTGGCTAATGCAGCAGTATCCGAGTCGGCAGCCGCGTCCGCGCTACCCTGTGCCACTACCCGCGAGTTGGAGGCGTTGCAAATCCCCACGCCGGATAGCATAGATAGACGCCCGACGGTATCCGTGCTATCCGTGCGTCCAGACCACCAGAAAATGACCGCCTTCGGCTGGAAACCAACGCCGGTTATCGCCTGCGTATTTCCCGCAGCCGCCGTGGAGACGTTGAACGCGCCGACTTTTGCCGAGAATGCCATGTCAAATTCCCAGTTTCGTCCTTACTTCCGCCGGTGTCGAGTATTGCGGATACCTGTCCTCGGCCAGCAGGAATACGGCGTGCATCTTGTGTGCCCACAGAGCGCGGTTAGCGGTCTGCGCCGAGGGCGGCATCGTCGCTACCACCGCGTTCCAATCCACCAAGTCTTCCGCCGTCATAGCCAGATAAGTCTGCACCTGCGCCGCCGTCAAGCGGCCCGCCATGACCTCGGTTATGGCGGCAAAAAAGGCGTGAACGGGGATATACCGCTCATCTGGCTCAGTTTCCCATTTCATCAATCGTTCTACGAGGGCCATGTGAACTCCAATCAGAAGAACCACAAATGGAGAAACTATCCCCATTCATGGTTCTTCCAGATATGCCAGGATTATCCGCCGGCTGAGACGGTCATCGTGTAGGTGAACTGGATGTTACTTAGCTCGTTCACTGCCTGTTGAGCCTTGTTTTTCTTGAGTATCATATATGGCATAATCTGTTTTAGTACCTCGATTGCATTCCATGAATAGCATTGCCACCATTGGGAATCTGCGTGCTTAGGGTTTGTGCTCTTTCGCTTCACGATTGAGCCAACTCCAGTTATTGCAATGCACCACTCTAATAAGACCGGGGTAGTACTAGCGACCTGTAATCGCCAGGTTATTCGCCCTTTTTGATTTCTCTTGACAGCGATTATTGAACCTTCACCGTCAATCAAGCCTGCTAAATAGGCTGCTTCGGTTGCACTCATCTGCTTGACTTTATGCTCCCTAACTCTGGCATAGGCATTACAAGCCTTGCTACAGAACCGCTGCCTCCGGCCTGGGCGTCCCCTTCCACCCACTTCAAACACAGTCTTGCATACTGGACATACTCGTTTCTCTGGTTGTACTTTCGGCATTGGCATGGCTGCCTCCTTTCTGCCGATAAGTATACTCCAAAGTAACGATGTATGCAGTATCAACCGCCAGCACTTACAGTTAGAGTATACGTAAATTGTATACTATCTCCTGAAACCACATTGATCGCCGCGAACTCCGAGCGATCCATCAGCGTTACGCCCGTCGAAGCATTGAACAACCCGTGCTCCGTGATCGCCTTGGTCGTGGTGTAAGAGATGGTGCCCACCGATACATACGCATTCGCTGCGCCTTCTGTCTGTGTACCGGTCGCCCGCGATTCGCCATCCGTGGTCTCGATATCGGTATCGCCGATCGCTGGATCGGTAATGCCAACGCCGGAGTCATGATATTTGAAGTCGCCAAACACAGACGTTTCAGTCTGCAGCTGGTCAACCACGAAGTTCACGAACGCGGTCGTCACTAAGCGATAGCCGAGCACGCCGTAATTGATGCGCTTGCCATCCGCCTTGATCAGCACCGCTTCTAATCTTCCGTAAGCGGTCATCAGCCCGAAGAACCGCGCCACTGGCTGGACCAGGAACACGCCGACCAATGCCTTGAACTGCTTCCAATGCAGCCAGTTCTTCAGAAACCAGCGCAGCCCAGGCCCTTTAGCCCGGATCAATTTCGTTGCCAACTTGCCCGATAGTGCCACATTTCCTTGCATTTCTCACTCTCCTCTTTTATAGTAGGGGCAAGGCATGCCTTGCCTTTTTCTTCCAATAACATCCCTTAGCTGTTCTGCCTCCGTCCTTCGTCATCCGTCATTCGTCACCTTCCTCTCCTCGACTTATAAATATCCAGGTCCAGATCATCGATCATCGCGCCCGCCGGCTCGGGAGCCGGGTTGCCCGCCGCCCAGGCTGCCAGCGCCAGCGCCCAGTATTTATCGGCGTGATGCTTCTCATTGCCTTCAGTATCGAAGACAGCATTCTTCGCCGCCGTGACTTTCTTCTTGATGCTGTGGATCTGGTAACTCAGCTCTCGCTCCAGCGGGAGCGGAACCTGCCCTCGCTGCATGCGCACCTTCAAATCCACGCTCCACAGCTCCTTGGTCGCATTCGTGAAATCCACGCCTTGCGCCTTTCCGGAGATTCTCTCCAGCTCCTCCGCTATCTGCATGCCCAATCCATTCTTATCGATCAGGAACTGCGTCACCGGTAGGATGTCCAGCGCCCGCAGCGCCACCGCCCGTTGGTCGTCGAACTCCACGCCGGCCAGGCTGATCCCCAGCCGGTAGGGTAGCGCCGCCGTCGATCCCTTCCCCACAAAGACCAGCTCCGACAGGTTGCGCTTGCGCCCCACATCCATCCCGCCAGCCAGCGCCGCCTCGATCACGCCTTCCTTACAGGCTATGGCGACTTCCTCGATCGCTGCCAGCGCCGCTTCCACGGAGTTCGCCTGGCGATACCACAGCCGCCCCTCCTGCGCCTCGATCTGGTTGCGCTTGATCTCGTCCCATGAGATCCACGCCACCGCCTCGTCTACCCAGGCGCATTCGTACTCCTGTTGAAAATCTTCTGAAGGCATATTCTCGAAAATCTCCACCAGCCTGGCTGTCCCGAAGAGTCTTACCCGCTCCTCCGTGACCATAAATGGCGCCTGGTCCTGCGCCCCCTCCACGTCCTTGCACAGCCCCGACACCGTCCACCATGGCACCCGGCCCCGTTTGAAGCCGGGATAGGCCCGCATCTTCTGCTCGTAGATTTCCCAGAACACCCCGCCCGCTCCCAGCGGAGAGCTGCCGATCATCAGCCGCCCTCCCCGCGAGGTCACCGGCAGCGCCGCCGCGTAGATCTCTTTGTCCTTCGGATAATGGGCGAACTCATCCAGGATCACATTCGCCTTGGCCTTGCCGCGCACCGGCCGGCATGGGTGACTGATCAATCGGCTGCCATTCTCGAATTCCAGCTCCAGCCGGTTATCGATAATCAGCTTCGGGCGCACCTCCCTGGCCAGCGCCTCGACCACGTAGCGGGCATAACGTACCTTCTCCGTCGCCTCCTCCTGGTTCACCGAGACGAAGATATTCGGAGTCCGTTTCTCCAGCACCGCATCGGCCACCGCCCCCGCTGCCGTAGTCCACGACCAGCCAACCTGGCGCGCTTTATTTTCGATTGCTAACAAAGATTGGTTGTTAAGGTGCTCGACCTGGAAGTCTTCCCAGCGCGCCCCCGGATCTCCGGTCGCTTCTGCCAGGTTCAGGTACTTGAATAAAAACCACAGCCGGCGGGATGGCAGGCTCATGTATCAGCTTCACCGGTAATTTCGGACTCCGCCGGTAGCTCTTGGCCGCTGGCTCTCATCAGGATCTCAGCCAGCTCGGCCATATCCTGCCGGTACTCCGTCTCCAGATCGATTTCAATCGGCCCGCCATCCTCCCCGGTCAATGCCAGTGCCCCGCGCGGCTTATAATCTCCCGTCATCTCCAGGAATAATCTCCGGTCCCGGTGGCCTTCGGGCTTCTTGAGCTTGGCCACCGTAATCAAGGCATCGATCACATCTCGCCGGTGTTTCATCATCGGCGCAACCTGGAAGGCAGCGATCATCTCTTCCAGGTCCGGGTTATTTTCCTTCCATTTGCGGATCGTCCGGTCCGAGCGCAGCCCCAGCACATCCCCCGCCAGCTGCTCGAGCGTCTTCGGCCAGCGCTTATACGTCGGCGCGCTGGCCCAGGCCACATACGCCGCCTTGCGCCAATCCAATCCCCTGGCGCGCAGCTCCAGGTAATCTTCCCACCATAACGGTTTGGTCTTCCGCTTCAGCAGCAGCGCGTAC